TAGTAAGTAAATAACAAAAATATAGGGTGGCTAGAGGCTTGTACAGCTACTGTTTGATTTATCCTTTATCATCTGGCGCCACCCTTATTTTTAGTAGGAGAAATGTATGTCAGTAAAAGACGATTTGGCTGGGGTTTTAGCGGATTCCCTAAATAAAAAATTCAAAGATTATAAGGTTGCATATTTCTTAGATGGTGTTACAGAAACACCTACGGATATAAAAGACTTCATCTCTACTGGTTCAACAATGTTAGATTTGGCAATTTCAAATCGCCCGAATGGTGGTATTGCTGTTGGTAGGATTACTGAGTTGAATGGATTAGAGAGTAGTGGTAAATCACTTATCGGTGCTCATATCCTAGCAGAGACTCAGAAGAAAGGTGGTGTCGCTGTTTATATAGATACTGAAACTGCTGTAAGTGAAGACTTCTTAGAGGTTATCGGTGTCAATATAAACAATATGTTGTATCTACATTTAGAGACAGTGGAAGATATATTCGAAGCTATAGAAGAGATTGTAACCAAAGTTAGAGAATCAGATAAGGATAGGCTAGTTACTATCTTAGTCGATTCGTTAGCTGCTGCTACAACAAAGGTTGAGTTAGATGCTGACTTCGATAAAGATGGTTGGGCTACCTCAAAAGCGATTGTGATTTCTAAGGCTATGAGAAAGATTACTCAGATGATTGGTAGACAAAAGATTGCTTTGGTGTTTACAAATCAACTTAGGGTAAAGTTAGGTGCTATGTTTGGAGACCCATATACAACATCAGGTGGAAAAGCATTACCATTTCACGCATCTACTCGTGTTCGTTTGAAGAACAAAGGACAGATAAAAGACTCAAAGAAGAATGTGATTGGTATGAGTATCATAGCACAGGTTATCAAAAACAGATTAGGTCCTCCACTACGAAAGGCTGAGTTTCCACTTTATTTTGAGAGTGGTATCGATGATGAGGGTAGCTGGTTACAGGTTCTAAAGGAACATAAGATAGCAAAGGTTGGTGGTTCTTGGTATACTATGGAAGACCACAATGGTGAGGAAATAAAATTCCAATCCAAAGATTGGGCTGAAAAGTTGGAAGACGAAGAGTTCAAAGAACATTGTTACAATCTAATCTGTGATAAGATAATTCTCAAATATAACAAAGCTGAAATCGGTATCGATGATGTTGAGATGACGGATGAGGTAGTCGGTGAGTAATGCTAAGTACCTATCGATACTTGAGGAAATAAAGAAAAAAGGTGGTAGCACAGAGTCAGAAAATCCTGACGATAAGGTATTGGTAATAGATGGTCTAAATACATTCATAAGATGTTTTAGTGCTATGCCAACTCTCAATGATGACGGTGCTCATGTTGGGGGAATAGTTGGCTTTCTAAGGTCAATCGGATATGCTATCAAAACGATTAGACCCACCCGAACCATTATTGTATTTGATGGTAAAGGTGGGTCTAACCGCCGTAAAAAAGTATTTCCTCAGTATAAGGCTGGTAGAAATATGTCTAAGAGATTGAACAGAACATATGACTTTGCTTCAAAGGAAGACGAACATCAATCTATGATTCTTCAGATTACCAAAGTGGTGGAGTATTTAGAGTTTTTGCCAGTAACCACAATTACCATAGAGGGTATAGAGGCTGATGATACTATGGCTTACATTACAAAACAGCTTTTGAAAACATCTAAGATAGTTTTGATGTCTACGGACAAAGACTTTCTTCAGTTGGT